GAGTAGATTAGTTCATACTTGGTTAAAAGGTATATCAATACCAAGTAAAAATAACATGAAAAAAATTATGGAAGCTACCAATGGTCAAGTTACGCCCAACGATTTCTATTCCAACTAAGATTAAAGTAGGGTCAACGGACATTTTTGTCCGCCTTTATGATGGCCTGGTAAGTGTAGCTAATGATGAGGGCAGCTATGATGAAACAAAACAAATAATATTATTAGACAAAGAAATTGCTGAAAGATCTAATTCTTACAGCGTATTGGTTTTAATGCACGAAATAAGTCATGTTATTTATAATCAACATTTGATGAAAGAAGCTACTGAAGAAGTTGTCGTCAATGGTTTTAGTCATTCTTTCACAAGCATTTTAAAAGACAACCCTAATTTATTAACCTGGATCAATAGATGCGTGAAATAAACTTTACTGATGATGAAATAATTAAATTAAAATATTTAATTAATACTATAAATCCAGGTCCTAAATCAAAATTTACAATCATTACATTAAAAAAAATACAGACCTGTGTTTGTATTGCTCACAATATATCTATTGAAGATCTTACAGGTAAAATTAGAACTCAGCCATACGTTATGGCTAGAATAGATTTTTGCTATTTAGCTTACAAATACATTACACAAAATAAAACAAAAATAGCCAAGGCAATAGGAAGAAACCATAATAGTGTTATTGGTAATCTTTTAAAAAAGACTCCATCATTGCAGATAACAAAAATACAAAAAATATTATTCAATGCTAGTTGATAAATGGAACTTGCTTGGCCTGGCTATGTTTAATCAAAAACTACAGCCATCTACTAGGTGTGTTATGTATGCATTGTTGAATCGTGAGAATAGTAAAACTAAAGCCTTGTTTCCTAGCCATAAAAGATTGGCCCTGGATATAAACATGAGTGTTCGGTCTGTTCGTAGAGGTGTTAATGAACTAATTGAACATAAATTTATTTATAAAATTAAAAAAGGTAGTCCTGGTATAGCTACAGATTATAAAATTAATTATGAAAAGTTGACAAAGTTGTCCGTAACACAGGCCAATAGTGTCCAAAAAAGGGGGTCAGAAGTGGCCGACCAATCCATTAATAAATCCATTAATAAATCCAGGGTAAAAAAGTTTGTTAATAATATTGCTATAAATACAAATGCTAATGTGAAGCTGTATAAAAATGGACAAAAAAAATCATATAATGATCCAGAAAATGTTGCCCATAGGATCTATGTAAAAACAAATAGTATATCCAAGTCAGAAGCATATCTATTATTAAAAAAAAGTACGAACTGGGATGATAAAGTTAGAGCTGATGAATTTGCTAAACACCTTGGATGCCTAGAATAACAACAGATGACATTGTAAAATTATTTGAAGAAGCAGCTGTAACAGATAAAAGACTACCAGCTCCTTTTAAAAAACAACGATTAACTATGCCCTGGCAAGAAACAAAACAGGAAAAAATGTATCGTTATTCTTACAACAATATTGATTATATAATCCGGCCTAGTAGTGTTGATATTAGTCGGTGGTGGATTGCTAGTATAATACTAAGTAAAATAGTAGATGAAATTGAAACAAAAAAAATAATATGGCTGCGTGCTAAAAAATTTCCTTATGCAAAAATAGGCCGTTTTGTCGGTAAAGATAGAAGAAAAATTAAACTGATTTATGAAGAAGAAATAATGTTTATTCGTTTGTGGTTAGAGCTACACCAAAACCACAAAAAAATTAATGACATGATTGACAAAATTGTGCTAAGAAAATGATATAATTTTGATTTTAGTCGGATTTTTTTAGTTCGTTATGTTTTTCACAAATTAGTAAAAATTTATGTAAGTATCTAGGCGGTTTAGTAGGGCCATTAATCCATCTTGATATTATATTTCTATCGTTTGTTGTCGCTGTATCCCATAACAATTTAGATAAGTCGCCCTGGGTCATCTTATGTTTAGTTAAAAATAATTTTAATTGCCTGGATGTCATAATATACTAATATATGATAGTAGGAAAAAAATAAACCCCCTAATATTAATTAGAGGGTTTTAGTTATCGTAAGTAATTTATTTTCTTAAAAATCTGGTTGTTTCATCAAATGATAAACGATGATAACCCCATTTTTTTGGCCTGTTTAATACTTCAGTATAATTAATATTTATACTTTTATTTTTTATAAAAAGCAAAACTGCGTAAACATCTAAACGAATTTGTTTGTCTGTTTCCTTGCATTTTAATGTTATGTTTTTACCATCATTTGAAGTAAAAACTGTACTATTTTCAAAGTTAGTCATTTTTTAAGCTCCTAATAGTTATGGATTAAGTAAACTAGCGGTAAAAATACCGCTAATTGGAGAAGTGATGCTATAAAAATAAATTTAAGCATTATTTGAGATTGTTTTTGATTAAGCAAGATTGATAAGTATAATTGATTGCAGAATTAATCTTTTTAAGAGTCTTTTTTTCCTCTAATTTTTTCTGTTCTCTATCTTTGTTATCTTCTTTTAATCGTTGTAAATCTTTTGGATCACTTAGATTATAAGTTCCAGTTGATTTGATTTCAAATTTAACTGATTTCATAACATGATTAATTGATGACCTTTCACATAACTTCTTTTTTTGAAGTTCTTTTAATTGGTCATAATCAATCCTGTTTTTAAATTCAGCTATGTCTTTGTTAGTTTCCCAAATCCCTAAGCCATCAGTTACAACATGATTATCTTTGTTAAATCCTAAAACAGCAATAGTTGAATATGTGCTTTTTTTCGGTTTACACCATTGATTAGTTTTAGGGTTAAGAGTAGCATAGCAAAAACGATCTCCTCTATTTTTAACTGTTTCTATCCAATAGCGGCGTTTAGTTTTCAATCTAAAACCCCAGGGATAGTCGTCAACTTCTACAGCATTTTCAAAGCTGTCTTTGTTATAAATATATTTCATTTTAAATAAGCTCCTTTCTTAAAATGATTTATTGCAACGCTAACGGTAAAAGACTCGGACCAATGATGAGGGTAACAACTACCCGCATTTTTTGGAAGTTTTTTACCATTGATAAAAATTCTACGGCCTCTTAATGATTTGCCTAAGCCTTTCATTGTTTTGCCGTATAAATCTACAATTGTTATATTCATATAATACCTCCTGTATAATATAATATATTATATATACTAATGTATTATACAATCAAATATTAATTAATAAAAAAATGGTAGGACGACCAAAAAAAAAGATACAATGCCAGGCAAGACGAAAGTATGACGGGCAACAATGCCAAGCTAAAGGAATATTAACAAAAAAAGGAAGTTACATATGCCGGCTGCATGGTGGTAAAAGTACAGGGCCAAGATCTTTTATAGGTAAAATAATATCTTTAAAAAAACTAAAACAATTTAAAAATAAATCATATGAAGAAATCGCAGAATATATTAAAAAAAATACAAGAAAAGCTACAGCTGGGCCATTCATTGACTAGTATTTGTAGGCCCAAAGATATGCCAAATGTTAGCACTGTTTACGCCTGGATGAATGAAGATCCGGATTTAAAAAAATTAATATTAGAAAATAGACGGGTTGGCGCTATGACCTGGCTTGATAAAATGCAAGATCTTTTGGAGTCAGATATTGAACCGCAACAGGTCCAATGGGCCAGGGAAAAGTTACATCATGCCAGGTGGATGGCTTCAAAGCTGGTCAGTGTATTTAATGACAAGATTGTCCAGGAGAATATCGGAGAACCACAAATAAAAATTGTATGGGATGATGGCTATTCGGAACACAAAGCCAATGACCACGCCCGCACATTATCGAGTACGGACAATATTGAAGAAGTTAAACATGACAAACAGCATGACAAAACTAAAATAAATTAGGTATTGTTTGGCTTGTTGTACTGTTCTTATATCAGTACAATATTATAAATAGGATTATTACTACATATTTTTGCACATACCTTTTGCGTATAGCAACCATTTTGTAGTGCCAGGATTGTATATTATGACCCGAGAAAAAGACACTTACGAACACACAGCTATGGTTTTAGTTGATGAGAAAAAAAACAAAGTAATAATAGAAATAGATTCTTTTGATAACAATGAGGATGCTTATAGTTTTGCAAAATTTATTGTAGCTGCCCTTGATCTAAAACTGATAAGTCCAAAAAATATTGGAGAAACAACACATTGAAAATTGTAAAAATACCTTACACTCCTAGACCACAACAAAGAATGTTGCACGAAACATTAACTAAATACAGGTTCAGTGTAATCGTCATGCACAGGCGAGCAGGAAAAACCGTCTGGGCCATAAATCATCTTATAAAACTTGCACTAACAAGTGGTAAAAAAAACTTTAGAGGTGCTTTTTTTAGCCCTACAAGAGTACAAAGTAAATTGATTGGCTGGGATTATCTCAAAGAATTTTCTAGAGTAATACCTGGTATGAAGTTTAACGAAACAGAACTACGAGCAGATTTTCCTAATGGTGCAAGAATAACTTTGTTTGGAGCAGAAAATCCAGATGCCAGTCGTGGACAATTTTTTGACCAGGTAGTCTGTGATGAATACGCACAGATGGATGCGAGAATGTTTGCAGAAATCATAAGACCAGCGATTGCAGATCGGCTCGGGTCATGTACCTTTATCGGTACTCCCGCTGGCATGGGAAATAATTTTTATGACCTTTTTGAAGAAGCCAAATCATTGCCCGATTGGTTTACTTGTGTATTTAAAGCAAGTGAAACAGGATTAGTTGCAAAAGAAGAATTAGAGTCAGCAAAAAAACTGATGACAGAAGATCAGTATGCACAAGAATTTGAATGTTCTTGGACCGCTAATATATCTGGTTCTATCTACGGAAAGATTATACAAAAAATGGAAGAAGAAAATAAAATTTCTAACTTTCCATATGACCCTGGGTATCCTGTTGATTGCTATTTTGATTTAGGAATAAGTGATAAGACTGTTATTTTGTTTACGCAACAAGTAGGGCGTGCATTAATAATTATAAATTGTTATGCAGATAGCAATAAAAGTCTTGACTACTACGCCGATTATATACGAAAAACAGAATATAATATCCGTAATTATGTCTTTCCGCATGATATAGAACAAAGAGAGCTTTCTACTGGTCATAGTAGAAAAGAATACGCATATTCTATGGGTATGCAGCCAATAAAAGTATGTCCTAAGTTATCACTAGAGGATGGTATTCACGCTGGGCAAATTTTATTAGCTAAAACATATATTGATAGACAAAAATGTAAACCATTTCTGGATGCTATGAAATGGTATCACCGAAAATGGATAGATAAACAAAGAATTTTTTCTAAGCCAGTACATGATCATAGTAGTCATTATGCTGATGCTTGGCGAACTTGTGCCGTTGCTATGCAAGAACTAGATTTTAACCAAAATAAAAAACTAGATAGGTATGCGATTGGTACGAACTATAACCCTCTTGGAGAAAGGATGTAACATATGGGATTTTTAAGACCTAAACCACCACAAATGCCACCTATGCCTACTCCGCCAACACCACCTGTTGCAATAACAGAAGATTTACCAGCTGATACCAAGAAAGATATTCTTGATAAAATCAAAAAAAAATCTTCTGGATATACCGACACAATACTAACAAGTATGAGAGGTGATGAAAGCGAAGTAGATACTAAAAAGAAAACATTATTAGGTTCATAATGGGTGCTAGTACAAGCAGAAGTAACAACAGATCTAACAACAACAATAATAACAATAATAATAATAACAATAATGTTAGCTCAGAAGTTAAAAAAGCAAAAAAAGCTGTCAAAGAAGCTCTAGGTATTACTGCTACAAGAGGTGGATATATTGCAGCAAATGCAAAAAACCCAATACGATATGGTGGAGAAGCCAGTAAAGTTACTAATGATTATTTAGTATCTATTGGTGAAGCAGAAAGAACTGGTGGCGGTGGTTATTTGCTTACATCAAAAGGATATGAAATAAAATATGGATCATATACCCCTGGTGCTGTGCAAAATCCAGGAGCTATGGGATCTGGTGAACCTGGAGGTGTAATGTCATCTGTGCCTATTTCTAAAAAAATGTTGAAAGAACAAAATAGAATTAAATCTATTGCTTTGGCTGGTGCATCTGTAATTAATCCAACAGCTTCTATTGTTAATACACCACTTCGTATGGCTGCAAACACAGCTAGTGTTGATGCAAACAACCCGCAAGCAGCGGTAGATGAATATTCAAGAATGTTTAGTGCAAAACAAAGAGGTCAACCATTTACAAGCAATAGAAATATGCTTGGTATGTTAAATCTTACTAAAAATAACAAACAAAAAGATCAATTAGGACAATAAATGAATATAAGCGAACTACAAAATCAATATTCACAATTAAAAAATAAAAGACAAAACTGGGAAAGTCATTGGCAAGAAATAGCTGACTTTGTTTTACCAAGAAAAGCTGATGTAAATATTGATAGAACTGAGGGCGATAAAAGAACTAATAGAATTTTTGATGGTACTGCCCTACACGCAAGTGAATTATTATCTTCATCACTACATGGTATGCTGACTAATGCTGCTACACCTTGGTTTAGTATGCGTTTTAAAGACGAAAATTTAGCCATGGATGAAGAAAGTAGAGAATGGTTAGAGGCAAGTACAAGAACAATGTATATTGCTCTTAATAGATCAAATTTTCAACAAGAAGTACATGAGTTATATGTTGATTTAGTCGTATTTGGTACTGCTTGTATGATGATTGAAGAAGATGACGAAAAATTAATTCGTTTTTCTACAAGACACATAAAAGAAATTTATATTGCCGAAAATGATAAAGGTTTTGTAGATACAATACATAGATCTTTTAAAATGTCTGCAAGATCTGCTGTTAATAGATTTGGTGATGCTGCTGGTAAAAGAATTTTAGCGATTGCAAAAGATAATCCGTATGATGAAGTAGACATACATCACTGTGTAAAACCAAATGATCAATTTAATCCATACAAAATGGATAATAAATCAATGGCGTTTGTATCTATTTATTATGATCACGAAGATGGCCACATTATTTCTATATCTGGTTTTGAAGAATTTCCTTTTGTTATTCCTAGATGGTTAAAATCATCTGCTGAGAGCTGGGGTA